AATGGTGGCATTGCCACCATTATAGCATAAATTTTACTAATATGACACCCCGTTACTGCTTATTCAGGACACGTTCAGAAACAAAACCAGTGTATTTCACACCCTTGTATGTTACCTGAACATAAAGCCATTTTACACCCTGATATTCAGAATAGTAACCATAGCACCTCACTTCTGTCCCCTGTTCTAACACAACCATTGATGCGTTCTGTTTTCCCGCACCGTTACGCATATGACAATCAGTGCTTGTCTTATATGTTCCGGCAACGGCAGATGACTTTTTCTGTGCAGATGACTTTGCGGTTTTTGAAGTAACTGGTGCAGCACTCTGACCGTTGCTTGCTGATCTACTGTTTCCACTTACCACAATAACAGTGTGACCTGATGTTTTTGTAACCAGTACATCACCATTATATAAAACAGTATTGGCACTGACAGACTGCCTTTTTTCAAATTTTCCAGTTGCTTCAAGTTTGGCTGCTTCACCTGATGTTGCAAAATCACCGGGGTCAAAACCGTTCTGAATACAACAACCACGAACCAAGGAAGAACAGTCTGCTTCTGTCTTTTCTTTGATTGCTTTCATGCTGCCGTATTTTCTGACCATCTTAATGACACCATAACGGTTAGACTGATCGTAACCGATATGGTTATTTGCACACGCATCTGACATTGCAGATGCAAGACCATTTGCAAGTGCAATAGTCTTTGGTCTTAAAACATACCAACCCTTGCTGTGCAAATAATACGGCTGTGTACTTACTTCCCTACCGTTGTTGTCACCCAACGCACCGCCGGAAATCTTGCCGTTTTCATCAATTCTTGCTGAACCTACTACTAAACCCATAATTATTCACCCTCACTTTCTGTCTTTTTCTGTAAAATATCAATAGCCTTGGTGATGACTGCCGGGAGTGGTAACCCCATAAGACCCGCATTTTCCACAAGGGAAATTGTTTCATTGGCAATGAACGCAATAATTACTGCATCCCTGATGTAATTTGTGCCAATGACAAGATCAAGGCGATACGCAACCAGTACAAAGATCAGGGTCATACACTTTCTGCAAAGACCTTTCCACCCCGCCTTGCTTTCAAGTGAACCTGTGTCTGTCTTGGGACTGTTCTTGAATACCCCCGCAACAATCAATCCTGAAATGTAATCAAGACCCATGAAGATCAGAAGGGTTGCAAGTCCCGCATCCCAACCACCAAAAAAAGATGCGATTGCTGAACCAATCACACCTAATACACTGCAAATAGTTTGTTTCATTTTCTCTGTCCTTTCTGAACATAAAAACAACCGCTTGTGACCTCATATAAGGGTCATATAGCGGTTGTTTTTGTTCCTGTGATAATTTCCTTGTCTGTTGATTACTCTGCTAATTCAGGGCAATCAAGGTCAATCAGAACTTCCTTCACTTTGTCCTTGATTTTCTCAGGTACATCAGCAAAGGTTTTCTTGCCCTTAATGATAAGGGTTGCATAGATCACTGCCATAGATTCCACATCCTTTCTAAATAAAATTTTTATGATGAACTGAAACAACATCAGTTACCACCTTCTGCCAGTTCCGGGTGTCCTTCATCAATAAGCACCTGTTTGACTTCATCCATGATCTTGTCAGGAACATCATTGATTGACTTCTTACCCTTAATGATAAGTGCTGCATAAATATTTGCCATATTCTCACCCCTTCCTTATGCCATCATTTCATAGATTTCACACATGGCTTCCTGTGCCTGTGTCATCTGATCTTCCAAGGATGTGTTCCTGTCATCAATCATTTTGATGTATTCATCCTTGGTGTACTGGGTCAGGTCATATTCATAACCAGTGAACCCCGGCTGTTCATCTGTCCCGGCTTCTGTGACCGGGGTGATGTTTGCAGCAACCCAAACTGAATAGTCATCAATGACTTTCTGTTCAGGCTGCTTTGTACTGCGTACTTTTCCGTACTCTTTCATGCTTTTTACCACCTTTCTTCTTTTTCTTTGCCTTGATATGGTTTGTATAATAATCATCAGCGTATTGCTGAATAGGCACAATATATTTATCTGATAAATGGGAACTGTCACAATGTTTCAACCAACCCTTATAGGAATTGATTGAACACCATTCTGAATAGTTTATTTCCTGACCGTTTTCAACTTTCTTCCTGATGTTGGTCATCTTCCGCTTCATTTCCTGACAGGTGGATTTTCTCAACAGGGTACTGTTCAAAAATATCCTGTACCCAACAAAATCAATACCCCGGATGAATGAAGGGAATATCTGATAGTTCCCTTTTATTCTTAATTTCAAATTCTGTATGAAGTATTCATTGATTTCTGCAAGTAACTGATGCAGTTCTTCTTTGGTTCTTGCAAAAATACAAATATCATCCATATAACGGTAATAGTGCTTTACCCGCTTAACTTCTTTTATCCAGTGGTCAAAACCTGTTAGGAAGAAATTGCCGTCATACTGTGAAAAGTAATTCCCTATTGGAATACCGACACCTTCAATGAAGTCCTTGCCGTTTATCTTCACTATCTTGATTTCATTACCACAAGACCGATAAAATTCAATGTTTTCATCCGTTGCCGGACAAGTGCTGATTGAATCAATTACTTCATCAATCAGTTCAAGCAGTTCAGGGTCTTTGTACTTCCGTCTGAACTTCTGTTTTAGTGTTTCGTGGTCAATGGAAGGGTAAAATTTCTTGCAGTCTATTTTCAAGCAATAGATCATTTCTTCCGGCACGGTATCAACCGCAAACCGTAACTTCTTGTATGCTGCATGAATACCCTTGTTTGGTATTGCACTGTATGTATCATCAGTGAAATACGCTAATAACTGCGGTTCAATCACCTGTAAAACCGCCCATTGTGCAATTCTGTCAGGGAAGAATGGAAGTTTGTATATTTCCCGTTCCTTCTTGCCGTCCTTTTTCGTAAAAGTGGCATATTCCGAAGTTTTGTATAAATGGTTTTGAAGCATCCATTGCAGACCCGCCAAATAGTAGTATGGTCTTTTCTCAATCTGCTGAACTTCCTTGTACCATCCTTTGCCTTTCTTTGCGTGTTGAAACGCAAGATACAGGTTATCCATTGAACAGATTTTTTCATAAAGATTGCCATACCTTTTCACGCTTGTCTGTTCCCTTCTGTATGCACTGAACCGAACTTTCAACCCGTCAGGTGACGGTCTACTAATACAGCCCATGTATTTTGATGTTTTGCCAAGTGGCACGGTAATCAGTTTTCAGTACATTGATTTATAAGAACACCCCGCCATTTCTGACGGGGTGTTTCAAGTGATATTTGTGCATTTACTAACTGACTGCTGATATTCCGATTACGATTAGAAGAAGCATTATTCAGATTCCAATAGAAAGCACTGGTATTCAAGCCATTATTCCAATTAGCACCTAATTTAGCGACATTGGTTTTTTGTCTTTTTATCGTCTTTCTGCTTGAAAATCGTCATCTTTAGCATCCTGATTACCTAAAATTATGTGAATTACTGGTTATCTGTTATGCTGCTACCTTTTTTCGATACACCAACCGACCGCCGACATACCGATCACGACTAGAAGAAGCATCAGACAGACGCCAATAGAAAGCACCGGCACTCAAGCCATCAATCCAAGCAGCACCCAATGCAGCGACACACCAACCAGTACCGTTCTGATTCCAACAATAATCACCAACAGGAAGGGCGGTGTTTCCGTTGAACTCACCCGGTAAGAACAACCAATCAAAATCTTCTGAATAACAGAAAGCGGAAATATAACCGTTTCCATACTTTGCACACATTCCTGTATCTTCATAAGGTGCTGCCTTACTGTCATCAGTAAAACCATGATCTGCAACATAGGTATCACATTCACCTGTGGTTGCATTTGCATAGTGATTGATTCCATCAATCCACCACCAAATGTTGCCCCAAAAGTTTTCCTCACCACGGTATGACACAATCTGAATGCCGTTAGCGTTGACAACTGAACCTGATGTATTACCAAGGGTGATCGTTGCACCTGTATTTTCTGTCATGGATGTTTTACCGTCATCAGTCTTTGAAACTGCACCGTTACCAATGACAGACTGCATATTGAAGGTTGCATATTCAATCAGCATGAGCATCTGTGAAGCAGATGCCGTCTGAACAACACCCTGTTCCCAACCAGTACCACGTTTTTCAGCAAGTTTTCTGATATTGGCACGGGTTGCGTTCTGTGTAAGTCCTGAAAGCGGTTTTGCATTGGCAATACTGCATAACATATCAGCAGCAAAGTCAGCAACCTGTGAATCATCAAGAATGTACGCTGATGCAGATGCATCCCAAAGTGAACCTTCAAAGGCTGCAAGATATGCAACATCATTTTCCTGACCATTTACAATGAACGCCGGATGAAGTTTGAATCCCGCCTTTGGTGTATCTGATACATAATACCTGATTTTTCTTGTGATTGCCCCCTTGGTTCTCTTTTCAGTTTTAAGCGGTACAACCTTGTAATAAAACTTTGGCTGTTCAACCATTACCTGAACGATTGTCCCGGCACTGAATTTCAGGTTTTCATCAGGTGATTCAGTACCTACCGGGTTACGGTCAACCGCCTGTGTCAGTTTTCCAGTAGTGGAAAATCCGGCTTCACCGTAATATGCAGCAACACGCCCGTCATTGGTGAGGTTGCAACGCTTTCTGCCACCAAAGGCATTGATCCCGTCAAATCCTGAACCCGCTGAACGGTTTACTGCTCCGGCAAGTCTTGTGAACTTCTTATTTTCAAAATCAACTTCAACACCATAAATGTCACCGTCTGAATAACCAACAAAGGCTTTCAGATCAGCAATTTCTTTTTCAAGTGCCTGAATGTCACCAACCGTTGCATACGCACCCGGACTGACCGCAAGTGATACGCTGTCAGCGTTTCCTACTGTGGTATATAACTGTAAGTATGCAGCCGATACCGTAACACCGTTATATGGTGGCATATAACAGTTATTTGACTTTTCAACGCAGACTGCATACAGGATTTCACCCTTGTCAGGGTCAACGGCATATAAGCCAAGTGTACGCATATAGTAACCTTCTTTCAGGTCTACATTGGAATATGCTGCATCAATTTTAATTGCAACCTCATTTGTGCGGGTAACCTTGGAAACAAGGGTTGTCTGCTTGATGTTGCTAAGTGCGGTCAATGCCTGTAACTGACTTTCAGTGTACTGGGTACTGGAAGAACATACTTTTGTAAAATCAATGTTTCCTGACCCGGCAATCATCTTTGCCATAAGTGCCTGACCATTGTTTGTGATGTAAAGTTTTGAATACTCTGCCATCTTATCATTCCTTTCTATGTTGTTTTTATCTCAATGAAGTCTACCTGAACAACGCCGGATGCTGCCTTTGCATCCATATCTGCCCGGATTGTTTCATTAAAATCTGTTGAAATGGTTACCATTGCGGTATCTGTTACCTTACCACCAAAGTTCACTGTACCCTGAACACTCACTGTTTCCTGACTGTCATTTGTGATGTTCAGCATTTCAGTCTGAACGATTCCACCACCAAAGACTGATGAACCGTTCACATCAAACACTTCCCGGAAATCGTTTGTGATGATAAATTCATTGATGAAGCAGATGCCACCACCAAAAAGAACAGCACCTTTGATGTTGCAAGGGATGCTGTTCTTAGATACAACCACAAGATTTTCAGGAATCATTGTGTTTATGATGTTTTCCAGTTCTTCCACCTGACCATATAATTCAAGGTCAGTGTCAATATAAAGTGTGTACCCGGTCTTGAAATCACCCTTGACTTCAAAATCAGTGTCACCGCATAAAACAAGTAACTTTTGAAGTAAGACCTTCCAAGTGTACGGAATTGTATTGAACCACTTGCTTTGAACCCTTGAACGCCTTGATTCAAGGGTATCATCAGCAGTTGGATATATTTTCAGCATCTTTTCAAATTTGCTGATTCCATATTCATCAGCAGTTGAAATGAAGCGGTTACGCAAACACCTGTCAGTTGCAGTCCAAACTATACTAAATTCAGGGTTTTCAGCTTCCAATGCTGTAACGGGTTCTTTGTATGTCTGCATGAATGGCGGTAAGTATGATACAAGGTCAACTTCTCTTATCATGCAGAAACACCCCCTAACTTTGGTATATCAAATTCTGTCAGGGTCATGTTGCTTGCCGTTCCGTTCAGTTTAGTGCCGGACACGTCAATTACACCGTCAATCCCAAGAATACGGTTTTCAATCTGCGACACCCTGACAATGGTTTGTGTGGTTTCTGACCAGTTCTTTCTTAACTCCAAGAAGTAAGCATCAACCGCTTCTTCAATGGCGGTCTTGGTGTTTGACCAGTTGTGACCTTCTTCAAAGGTTACTGTGGTCTTAATCTCAATGGTGACAGGCAATGCACTTGCCACACTGACCACATGACCGATTGGTGCAAGTCCGTAACCTTCCCCGGCGTTTTCTTCCGGGTCAAGTGTCTGCTGAACGCTCTGAACAAGTGTTGAACTTGCTTCACCATAATCATCTGAATCAGTAATGACAATGTGAACTGTACCGCCAACCGTCAGTTTTTTCAGTAATGCAGCATTGTAAACAACTGATAACCAGTCTTTTACTTCCTGATTCAATCCGGCTGTCTGAATAAATGTCTTGAACCAAGACTGAACCGCTGCACTTGGTATCATTTCAGCGGGTTTTATGTCACCATTCCAAACACGTTTGACCTTACATGACCCAACACCTTCAATACTTTTGATCTTTGCCATATAATCTGCACGGTTTCCACCAAATGACTGTTCATTGAAGCTGTCAAAATAACGCTGTCTAAAAACTTCTGTATCTTCTTCATCTTCACCGGGAATTAATACGCTTGTCAGGCTTGCAGTCTGCAACCCGTCAATATATTCCATTGGTATCATGTCACCAAGGTACTGATTGCCAATAACACCTTCTGTTTCACACTGAAGCTTGTATGTTCCCGGTGTAATCTGTTCGGTCACAACATAGTTGATTTCACCAATATTAAACCGTTTCCCGGTAACATCAATGTTTGTTGGTGTGAACTCACCCTGTAAGATTGCCTTGGTTGCGGGTTCAGGTGAAAGTCCCCTATCCTTTGCAAGTAAAATCAGAAATTCCCTTGCAGCGGTATCACCGTATGAATTTTTTATCAGATATTCTAACTCAATGTATAATATCTGAAATTCAATGGCGGTTGCACTATGCAGATCATAGACTGGTGAAGAAGGTCTTTTATCCAGTTTATCAGATACCCGGTTCAGCATCCGTTCAAGGATGATTTCATAAGTCTGATCTTCATACATTCTAAATATTCACCCCCTTGTCTGCTTTTATGTCACCGTAAATTGTCTTTACAGTAAAATAGGCGTGAACAACTCCCTTGACTTCAAGGTCAAATTCAAAGTCTGTCACACCTGTTATTCTTTCATCAACGGCTAACGCTTCACTGATTCTGCGTTCTAATTCAGGACACACCCAAGTAACAGGTTCACCATACAGGTCAAGGGTTTCAATACCGTAATACCAAGGGTATATGATGTACTGATACCGTTCTGTTTGCAGTGTTCTGAATATCATCTGTTTCATTGCTTCCTGTTCGTCCACAAGTCCACGGACTGAATCACCGTCTAAATCCATTTTGTAAGTTAGGCTTGGCTGTGTTTCAATTTCAAAATCTTGGTCAAGAAAACCAACGGTTGAAGGAATCATTTGCCTATCCTATCCACAACAATGAAGCGTTGACCTCCCTGTTGTCTTATCAGAATTACACCATCACCGACAGCCAAGCCATTGTGTACGGTGACATCAATCGTTCCTACTGCATGAACGTGTGACGGTGAAACAGGTGCAGTTCCTGAATTTACATCACCCGTATAGTAATAATTTTTAATATTACCCGCTGTGATTTTTGTTTTGAAATCCGTTACATTCCTTGTAAGAATCAACTGCTTTTCACCCAACACCATTTTCTGTTCAACATTGATTCTAAGTGGTGAAGTACTTACAACTTCACCAAAGTACACGTTCACGGGTTTTGTTGATTCTACTGCTTCAACTGCTGCTTGGTGTACCTTCTTTACAATTCCTTTTGCATCAGGCAACAAATTCACCCCCTCTAAGTGTCAAATCCATCCAATGTTCATCTTCTTTATAGGTATGCTTGCACTTTTCAACAAGCATCCAGTTTTTTAGTTTTACATCACCAAGGTCAAGATTTATAACAACCATTGACCCCGCCCGCACACGGTTGTCACCTAAAGCATTGGTGATTTTCAAGTTACGGGTTTTCTTGTTATACAGTTTCAAAAGGGCATCTGCCTTTGCCTGACCATTTTCACCTTTCTGCAAAGTGTCAAAGTATTGTAAGATACCCCATTTGTTAATATTGGAAGAATCCTGTGTGATATAAACATCACGTTTTTTTGTATTTTCATTGTCATAGGTCAGTTTGATTTTATTGTAAGTATCACTGTCGATTGATGATATATATTCAAAATCTTGTCCTGTTTCTTCATCAATCATTAAGTACGCACCCGGTGTACCTACATACATAGATGACAGGTTTTTCAGGGTCAGTTTTCCAAAGTCATCATACAAAACATACATTTTCCCGGTATTGGTCAGTGTAAGGTCAAGGGCATTTGTTATCATTTCAAACAATTCACTGTTTTCTTCAACTCTTGATTCGATAACATACCCGGTATTGTCCAATGTACCAACATTCAGTGCATAGTCATCTGCTATCATTTTTGTAAACTGTGAAGCAGTTTTCCCTTCATACACTTTGGTGTCTTTATTTTTCAAATATCGCAACTGGTCATAGGCAGTAACAGTAATGATTTTGTCTTTACTTCTCTGTTGCTTGAATACAAAACCAAAGAATATGTTGTCACCGTCCACCTTCATCCTTACAGGACTTCCTTCTGAAAAATCGAGAATGTCATCCTTCAGAACTTTGAAAACCAGTTTTCCGGGTGTGTTTTTTCGTTCCGTTGACCATTCAATACCTTCCTGAACAGCGGGTTGATATACCTTTGTTCCCGATTCATTACCAATCAAAAGTTCAACATACATTGAACATCCCCCCTTTCTTATGCTTACGGAATGGTCAAGACCTGTCCCGCATAAATTAAGTTAGGGTTGCCACCAATGACACCCTTGTTTGCATTGTAAACAATAGTGTATTTTGAACCGCTGCCGTAAAATCTCTTTGCGATATTCCATAAACAATCACCCTTTACAACCGTATAAGTTCTTGCTTTTATCGGAACAGGTGAATTTTTTGTCTCACGCTTCTTTTGCGTACTTGCCTTTGGCTTAGATGCAGCAACCTTGATATTGACCGTCTTTGCTCCATATTCCCTGTACTGTTTTAGACTGAACTTAACTTTGAAATCAAACCCATTCTTGGCTTCCTCTGTGATTTTGTAATCTTCCAAGGAAACCTTCATGTTGGTGTTCAGCAGTTTTTTCCCCACGGGGGTCTGTCTGCACACAATGAACTGGAATGGTTTCTTGCCCGTTTTTAACCCTTCAAAAATATCCATAAAATAACCCGCATCTTTGAAACCATTCTTATATACTGCATAAGGATGTTTCACTTGCGGAATTTCTGCTTCAAACTCAATGTCGGTCAACCCGGCTTTTTTCAGGATATTGATCTCACCTTCATTTATCAGATTGACCGTTTTGTTATTACCATTGATTTTTATGCTTATTTTTTCAGGAGTGACAGGAAACAGGCATTTGTCAAAATACATATCATATCCGCTTTTTGCCATTATTCTGTACCCCCATTTGTCACTTCATCTATTGCTTCACCCATTGCATCATCTAATGCACTGATAAAACCGTCAATGTCTGTATCTGATGAAACATTATTATTGTTGGTTTGATTGATGGTTACTTCTGCAGTTGTGAACCTGTTAATGGCTTCCTGTTCTGCAATATCACGCAAGTATTTCAAATCTTCTTCTGTAACATCTAAAGAATCCTTGATTTTACCTGTGTTATCGTCAATACTTCCAACACCGTCACCAATACCGGAATTTGCTATTGCATCATTAAAACCTGATGTGTAGTCACTGACATTAGGAATATCAGTCTTACCGAATACATCAGATAAACTAAAGTTTGAAACCTTGTCAGCAACACCGTCACCCCAAGCCGCACCCGCATTGAAAGCATCTGATGCCCAACCGTCTTGAAATGTACTGAAAGTTGACATTCCATCATTGAAAGCATCTGAAACAGATGTGTATTGTCCCTTGTTTCCGGCTGCTTCACTTGCCTTGGCTGCATAGTCATCTGCCGCTGAACTGATACCTGAATAATCAAAACTTACAAACGGCAACTTGTTCAAGGCTGCTGCTATATTTTCAATTACTGAACAGGCGGTTGATAACAGATTGTAAAACCATGACTGTACGTTGCAGATAGCATTGTGAAATGCCGTCATCATATTGGATGCAAGTGCTGCAATGGCGTTTCCAATACCCAAGGCAATGTTTGCCACGGTTAGACCCAAGTTCTTGAAGAACTGAATCACCACGTTCACACCACCAGTAATCACACCGAACCCTGAATTTGCAATACCTGTCATTTTTGCAATCGCATTACATACGGCAAAAATAACCACGATCAACGCAAGAATCAGCATGATAATCCAAGTTAAAGGACAAGCCATCAATGCAGCGTTAAGACCTTGCTGTGCTGCGGTTTCTGCAAATGTCGCACCTGTTGCCATCATTTGAGCAGCAGCCTTGACACCTTCTGCCATTGCCATGATACCGTTAATTGCTGCCACGATTGCAGAAATAGCAATGTATGCTGTGAGTGCTGCCACAATGCCATATACGATAGGTGCAATGATTGACCAGTTATCACCTATGAAAGTACCGATTGACACCGCCAAATCAAACACATTCAGAAGGATATTCGCAAGGGTTGCCATTGCTTCAATAGCACCCTGAATGAAAGTCTGAAATGCTTCACTATTGGCTAAATCGTTCAGTCTTTGAAGAACAGGCTGAAATGCAATCAGTGCGGTGTTCTGCATTGACTGCCATATCTGCCCCCAAGTCATAGGCATTTCATTGAATTTGCTGTTAATGTCATCAGCAGCAGAAAAGATTGCTGCCTTGACTACATCAGCGGAAAGTTCCCCATCCGCTGCCATTTCTCTGATCTTACCGATTGGAACATCAAGATAGTCCGCAATGTTCTGAATCAGGTTAGGTGCTTGTTCAAAGATACTGTTCAATTCATCACCACGAAGGACACCTGAACCAAGTGCCTGTGATAACTGCAATTCTGCGTTTGCTGCTTCTTGGGTACTTGCCCCGGCAATCGTCATCTGTTTTTGAATCAGATCAGCAAAAGCAACAACTTCTTCTGAACTGCTGAACGCATCCTTTGCGTTGTTACCGAAACGGGCAACAACATCAGCCATCTGACTGAATGAACCCCTTGCATCCTGTGCTGCTGCATATACCATGTTGACAAGTTCAGCGGTTGTCTGAACCCCGTCATTCATCATGTTCAAACGGGATGTTGTCTGAACAAGTTCGTCTGAAATGTTCAGTGCTTTCCCAACTGACTGAATACTGATATAAGCTGCAACTGCCCTTTTGATGGTGTTGGTCAGTTCATTTGCCTGTTGTGTACCACTTGAAATCTCCTGATTGAAACGCCCCTGTTCATCCACATTGTCGCGGATGTACCTTTCTGTGTTGCCAACAGTCTGTGACAAATGCAAATAGGCATCATTGGCAGCAGAAACATCCATGTTCTGCATTGCCTGATTCAGTGAATTTTGTTCCTGAATAGCCTGATTCAACTGCATACGCAACTGTTCCAGTTCTGCATTTGCATTGTCTGCCCCAACATTTACCGGGTTGTTCTCAATCTGCTGAATCCGCTGTTGAATTGCAGATAACCGCTGTTGCATGGTGTTCATATCCTGAACTGCTGCATCCGGCAGTATATCCATTCCCTGTGCGGTCTGTGAAATCCTTGCCTGCGTGGTGTTCAGTGTGTTCAACATATCGTTTGCACTCTGAACTTCTTGCTGAAATCGTTCAACACCTGTTCCTGTGAACACATCCACCCCGTCAGTGTTCCATGTGACCGGGATTTCTACGGGTTCAGTGTCAGGCGGTGCGTTTGGCTGAATTTCAGGTCTGATTGGTTCAGGATTTTCAACCAAAGGGTCAGGAAGTACCGGGTCAACAGGTACAGAAATCGGTTCTTGATTTCCACCATCCACAACAGGCGGTGCAATATCAGGTGCGGTCTGTCGGCTTGCTGCCTGATTCATTGCTTCAATGGCAGCAGTTGCCTGATTGATTTCATCCCTTGCCCCTTCAATACTGCTTGTATCAATGTCAGCGTTCATTGACTGCTGCATATCATACATTGCAGACACGGCAAGGTTCACTGAACTGATGATATTGTTCAACACTCCGCTGAATTGGTCATTAAGTTCAATACCTGTCTGAATAGATGACACCTGTTTCACCGTCCTTTCTTAGTGTTTTTTCTTTGCCCTTGCTTCTGCCTTTTTCTTTTCCTTCTTGTCATGCTCTGCTTTCAACTTGATTGAAGCAATCACAAAGGCTTTTTCCTGTTCATCCATAGCCAAGAACACTGATGGAAGAATGTGAAGTTTTAGAAGGGCATAGTAAGCATAATTTGCTTCACCATCCCCTTCTTCAATTAGTTTTTTGCTTCATCAACCTTTTCATCAAGTGACTTGGTAAATCCCTGAAACTTCTGCATCCATAACTGGAAGTCCTGCATTTCCCCGGCATCATCAACCATTGCATAGACTAAATCTTCCGGGGTCATCACACCGTAACTGTCCTGTAACTCTTTATCGTAAAGGTCAGGAAACACCGTTGACTTCACGATCATTGCCATAAGGTACTTTGAAGTAATCAGTTTTGGTCTGAATAAGTTCGGCTTGCCTGTCACCTGAACTTCAATGGTGTTTTCATCACGAAGTTTGTCATTCTCCTTGGAACTGATATGTCTGAACTCCCATCTAACAGGTGTTCCGTCTGAACCAAGAAGTGAAGCAGTAGGTGCAAACTCTTCATTTTCCTTTACGTTTTTATTCGCTTTCATAAATGCACTAAATTTTGACATTTTGTTGTTCTCCCTTCTGTTTATCAAAGAATAGAAAAAACCCCTTATATGACCTTATATAAAAGCCACACAAGGGGTTCTGTTACTTAGTTAGTAAGAAAACCCGTGAGGTTTGCAAAAGATTCAGGCATTGAGAAGTCCTCAAATGTTCCTTCAATCTCTTCATCAAGGTATTCACCGTCAGCATCAAATTTTGCAAGAACACCGCCGTCAGTATTACAATCATAGAAGATGATTGTCTGTCTGCCCGCTTCACTTGTCGGGTCATCATTGGTAATCTGCATTTCAAAGTACACATCCTGACCTGTGTTCTTATAATCAAGAAGTGCCTGTCTAAGCACTGATTGATTATAATGTGCAGTGCCCGAAAAAGTACCTTCCATACCGCATGACTTGTGACCCGCCATGATTGCACCAAGGCGGGGTACAGTTGTCTTGGTTTTCTCAACCTTTGCTTCCATATCAATCATCTGCATGAAGTTGTATCTTCTGCTTCCGATAGTGATAAAACATTCAGCAAGTTTCGCTGCAATAGTGTCCCTTGCTTTCATTGTTACATTTGACATTTATTTCACCCCTTCCTTACGCAACCGTAACCGTTTCATAAAGTTTACCCATAACGTTCACAACGGTGATTGCAGATGTAATCACAACTGCCTTTTTGGAATCGCCCTGTACAACTGTAACATCAGAATCAGTGAACCCTTCAATAGCACCTAAGTCCTGTAACTGCTGTCTGATCTTAACAATGTCAGACCAAAGGGAAATTCTGCCTGATAGCGTGTTCGGAACAACACCAAGATATTTAGTATTGAAAAGGACTGCATCATCATTACCCAACTGGTCAATGACACGGATGGTCTGATTGTCCTTGAACACATTCCCGCAAGTGTCCGAAGTGGTCACCATTGAGTTAATATCTTCAAGCACACGAACAACACCATCCACCTTATGGAAAGTGAACTCACCTGCCTTGATTGCTGCTTTCAACTCATTCTGTAAATAGTCGGCATCAACGGTGAAATTACCGTCATATTTCTTGTTCTGACAAGACTTATTTACTGCACAACCACATTCTGCACCAGTTACCCAGTACACAAGTGCAGCTTCTGACCATCCGGCATCTGTTACCTTGTTCTTCACACTGATAACACCCATATAATCAGCAGCAAGGTTGTAAACAACCAACTGGAACTTGATACCAAGTTCATCACGCAAACGCTTATTGAACGCCACATATAACTTCTTGGTAATATCATCAGTAACCACAACACCCATTGTGTTGTAGGTGTATGATTCAATCTTATCCAAGTAAGCCTGATGTGCATTGCCGTCCACTGTTCCGTTTGTTCCACCAGTCAAAGGTGTTCCGGCTGTGACAGCAAGGTCAGCAGCCTTGAATGTTACATAATCGTTTGCCACAAGATCAGCAGCCTTTGCAACTGTCTGTGTATCAACCTTAACCGTACCAAAGTAGGTTGTAACATCATAATTGCTTGCATCATCTGCATTTTTCTGAATCACGATCTTCAAATCGTTGCCACGAACACCACAATACTTTGCGGTTGCGTATGTGTTCGCTGCCTTTTCACCACCACCATTCAGGCGGTATGCGTATAAGGTCTTTGCACTCATGAACAGATCATTAAGACCAAGCATCTTAGGACTGTCAAAGGCATAACCAAAAAGTTTCAGGCTGTTCTTCTGAAAATCTTCATTGGTCACTTCAAAAACTTTCCCTTCAATACCCCAGTCAAGTTCAAGGGGCATTGTTGCAATACCTCTGTCAGACAATGCAGCGGATGCAGATGCAGCCGATACAAAGTTGATATAAGCACCGGGCAGTTCTTTGTTCTGTGCGGTAAATGTACCACCACCTAAAGCCATACTATTTCACCTGTCCTTTCATGTATTTATCAATCAAATTGTCAACAGTTTTTAAGGTGTAACTTTTATCTGTATCAAGAAGGGCATCCACCAAGTCCCTTCTGTTTGCATAGCGGTCAGATGCAAGAATCTGTTCCTTACTGAACACTGGTTCAGTCTGTTCAGACTTTGCAACTGTTTCCGTTGTTGCTGTCTTTCTTGCAGCCATCTTCAACCACCTTCCTTTACGCCTGTGCTTGCCGTCATGGTTTCCATAGGGGTGTTGTCCTCTGTCTTGACCGTAAAGAAGTCATAATTGACAAAGAAATTCAAAACACCGTCAACCACCTGATGATTCATTCCTGAACCCCGGATTGGTTTTGTATCACCCTCTGTTGTGACATACTCCAAACAGTCATACATTCTTTCAGCCACACCGTTACATTCCCGCTGCTTTTCATCAGACTTTGGGAAGTATTGGATGCAGAACTGATTGGTTCTTTCATACCGTTTACCCATGAATAGGTTGTTGGTAGGATTCAGGCAAGCAATAAAAAAGCAAGGCTCTTTCAAACCTTGCTTGATTTCTTCCATGTGAATTTCATAGTCATCCCCAAATTCTCCATTCAGGGAAACGCTGATTGCTTCAATTATTGAATTTATCATTTTCCAAGTCCCCCTAAATATTTCTTGATTTTGTTTTCAAGTACCTTTGGGGTAATCCTCTGTAATTCCTGTTCAGATATGGTCATCATAAACTGACCCTTGACCCAACCTGAATGATTGGCTGTCCTGTGTCCGTATTCAACATAAGATGCATATTCAACCGGGTTCACAATCTCAATGACATAAGTGTCACCAAAATGATTCACCGTAAGGCTGTCAGCATATCCCTTTGCTGAACCGTTTTTCTGACCAGTCCAACCACGCCTTAATGTACCGCCTTTTTTACCTGAACTTGCCGGGTACTGTCCGACTGGTGTACGCTTAACAACCAACCGAAGCAACCGGGCAGCAAGTTCCTTTGCACACGATTCCACAAAGTCATCAGGATTCTGTAATTTTTCCAACTGCTGCTGAAAGTCTTTCAGACCTTTGCAGTCAAATTTTCCCATTTTCCCCATTACGCATATTCCTTGAACAGTTCAAGCATAATTTCCTGATGCGTTGGGTATATGGCTGATTCACCACTGCGGGTGTAATCTGTGGTCACATTGTCCTGCGTCACTGTCAGCTTTGACCCGGCTTTTATGGAAATGTCAGGTGAAACAAATATCTTTGCCCCCTGAACAATCGTTGCTGCTGATTCAGACTGTACCGCCGTCTGCATCTTCTCAAACGATAGTCTGCAAGGTTCATCTTGCAAAACCACCACATCAACTGACTTTGTTAATTTTGTCTTTTCATCTTTTACCGTTTGATGCTCTGTCACCGTCAAAGTACCAAAATAGGTTGCTTCAATGGCTTTCCTTGCAGCCTTTTGTGCTGCTTTCATCTGCTTCACCATCTGATACGCCTGAATGAATTAAACTCAACCTTTCCATAGGATAAAAGGTAATTGATGAAAGAAGTCAGTCTTTGTTCAGGGGTCATTGAACCTTCACCAGTTGCAAAAACCGTGTTGGTGTCCCCTGTCTGAATCTGCTTGACAGCATATTCTAAATCAAACCCGGTAAGATCATCAGGTGCAAAGGTTTTCTTGGAAAGAAGAAATTCACCCACCGCCATATCAACGGCAATGTGTTCCAGTCCTTCCGGCACATCATTCCAGTTGATTTCATTCTTGATTGTGCTGCGTACTTTCTCAACGCAAAAGGTCAAGGCAAATTCATCATCTGCCTTGACCTCATAACCGAATGATTTCAACCGTTCTTTTACTGTATCAGTATCAAACATTGCAACCATCCTTTCAGATCAGAAATTATCCACGGGAAATAATACGGGCAATCGGAACTGCCTTGTGTTCAATGGTCTTGGTATCAGATGCAACCAGTGACCAGTTCTTGCCGTTCCCTAACTCTGTGTTAGTTGGTGAATTGGTTTTCTGATCTGCCTTGAGATAAGAAACACCTGAAACAGAAACAGCGTGACGTTTACGGGAAATAAGTGTGTCCTCACCACCCCTTGTCTTAGCATCACGCACCATTTCATAAGGCACTTTTGCACCTACATCTTCAAATCCAATAGCACCTTCACCAAGGATATAAGTTGTGTACTCTGTATAAGCATCCTGTGCCTTGATACCTTTTCCTGTGTCCTCTGCAACAGCTTCAACAACCTTAGTAGGTAAAGAATCATCAATGATGACCAGTCTGCCGTTCCAAGTACCCATTTCAAGATCACGTTCAATACCCTGTGCATCTGTGTACTTTAAGTATGCAAGCAGTTTCAGATTTTCAAGATTCGTAGCAACCGCACTGTGACAGTAAACTAACTTGAACTTCTGCTTGTTGTCACCGCAAGCCTTCTGAATGGCACTGTTCAGGGTGGTTGCATCCATCTTCATAGTGTCATCAGTGTGTTCAGCACCCGCCTGTGCAATATCATAAGTATGTGCTTCAACAAACGCTGCGTTGGACTTTTTAATGTCACCCGTTCCAGTGTCTTTCATTCCAAACACACCCTTTAAGATTGCAAGGATAACATCCTGATCTACACTGTTCCAGTAGTCGTTGATCTGACTTCTTACGTTTGCCATGAAGTCAGTACCACCAGTTATATCATAACTGAAATCTGCTTCTGTCCAACCGTTCATTCTACCGTAAGTGAATACACCCTGTTCAAAGGTGTCAGTTCTATCAGGTGTAACATTGTCAACACCGTCATAGTTCTGTGGTGTGCCGGAAAGCAGACCAAAGAACGGTAACACTGCGTAAACAGTGCCAGTCTGTGAGTTGTTCACAAATGTGTTACGAAGTCGTGCATCACCAACGATTGCACGGGATTCACGCAACTTGTTCAGTTTCACGTTCGGAATTGCACTCATGTACTTACCGAACGCCTTTTCATTAAAACTTTTAGCATCAAATTTTGCCATGTTTCGATTACCTTCCTTTCATCAAATTAAATCTGTGCATCCGGGTTTGCTTCCATGTAAGCGGTAAGTTCGTCATAACTCATTTTTGAGAAATCGACCGTTTCACCCTCACCCGGTTTCTTTCCCCCTGATGCCCCCGGCTGAAAACCTTTGAAATTCTGCTGCTGTTTCTGCTGCTTCTGTGCTTCAAACAGGAACTTGGTGTCATCACCACTTCTTAACTTCTCGATCTGTTCATCCAGTCCCTTGACGTTTCCGTCCTTGTCAAGTTTGGCTTCTCCAAGTTCAAGTAAGGCTTTGACCGCTTTGATGTTCTTTGCCTTTGCACCAGTAAGTGCCTTTTCAACCGCAAAATCAATTTTCAACTGGTTCAGTTCAGATTCATGGGTTGCCTTGGCAGTGGCATTTTCAGTCTGTAAGTCCTCAATCTTCTTTTTCAGATCAGCGTTGTCCCCGGCAGATGCTTTCAGGGTTTCTAACTGCTTGTCACGGTCACCTACCTGTGTTTTCAGTCCTTCAACCTCTGTCTGCAAGTTCTTGATTTCTGTTGAAGCAGTACCCTTTGCGTTCTCAATGTCATCACCATTGATTTTCATTACTGAATCAGCCTGTTCCTTGGTAAGTCCTAAATCCTCTAACTGTTTTCTTGTCATTTCTATACCATCCTTTCAAATACGTTTTTATACGGGGTTACTCCCACATGATTGATTGGTTTTGTTCGGTTTACGCTTGACAACCCGCAAGAAAAAAAGACACCCGTTGTCGGATGCCTTTTCTATGTGCTACTTGACCCAGTAGCCGGGAGATAATCAGGATCACCATGCCTTTCTCATTGTGTACGTTTTCATGTGCCTTTTATCCCCCTTTCTGACCTCATATAACCGCCATATAGCAATTATTACAGGTCTATTGATAACTTGTTAAGGTATGAAAAAAGCACGGTTATTTGACCGTGCTTTCTATACTCTATCTTTGAAGAACTCACACCATTCAGGATTTTCTTCATCAAATATTTTTTTCTGTTCAGGTGTTAGGTTGTGTGGATAATCAGCAAACATATTGAACACTTGCTTTTTGTCAAAACTGAACAGCCATTCACCAACTGAATCAGGTGTATCTTTCCACCAAATCTGATCTGTTTCATTGTTCTTATACCAGTTACTTGACATCACCTGTCACCCCTTTCTTCTGACTTTCTACTGCGGTATTTATATACCCAAGAATTTGTTCAAATTCAGTGTTTTCATTGAATGATTCAACATCCATAAGAACAACCGATTTTTCCCAAACCTTGCCGAATTGCTTATCAACCGTTTTCCTACATCCAAAACGCTTATTTAGTGTTGCAGCCATTGAACCGTAACGGTCAAATGGCATCCACCCGTTCTGAAATTTTGATTGAAGTTCCAAGTATTCAACACCGCTGTCAACCCGTCTGACAATGGCTGCGTGTTTACCAGTTGCAAGGTAGTATTCTTTATTCAAGACAAGATTATTCAGGACTTCCATTGTTCCTGAAATTTCTTTCTTGACCATTGTGATTGAACCATTCACACCCGGTAATTCCAGTATTTTCTTAATGTTACTGTTCATAGAAAATACATACTGACTACTGCCACCCCTGAAATCAAGAACATCAAGTCCGTTCCTGTTTCCAATGTATGCAAAAGCCAGTGAAGAACATGAACCCTTGGTCATATCTCCACCCGCAAGCCTTTCAATGATTTCATCAGATGATAACGGCTGTGAAAGTTTCTGAACAGGTCTGTGTTCAACCTTATCCGCTTCACACGCTTTCTGAATCTGTTGAAATGCTTCACTTGGTTCTTTTTCTTTGATTGTATCATCACTGTTGACTGCTTGCAAGCCTGACTTGTCACCGTTGACAAATGACTTTTCCCATTCCTTATATGTCATGTTGCCCGGTACAAAGTAGGTCTTGCCTGTTTCTTCATCCCGTGCAGCACGTTCACCGACAGCATCAAATTCATCATCAAAATATGGTACTGTGGTACTTCTGCAATGAACATGAAACGGTGGTGCAGTCACACCAACCTTCCATTCAGACATAGGGAAATGCTTGCCATCCATACCCCGGCATATATCCGAAGTGTGGGAATCCAGTGTTGCCACAATTTCAAACTGTTCAACATCCAGTTCATCAAAACAATCCTTTTGTGCTGCGGAACTGAAAAAGGCTTCTTCTGTCATTACCAACCGCCCGGCGTTGGTCTTGGAAGTGTTCATCTTCCGGGCAAGTTCATCAATGGCTTTCTGTGGGTCTTTTCCCAAGATGATGTTCTGTGTCAGGGTGTTGTTCAGTTCATTGACCAACTTCTGACGGTTGCCCCATACCCTTTCACTGAAATTCTTACCGTCAACCGCCCAAGGTTTATTGATGACATTGCTGATCTGCTTATCATCCAGTGCGGAAAAGTCCCAACCAACACCCACGCCCTTCTGAATCTCATAGGCTGTGTGATAATAGCCGGACTTGTAAACATTCCGCATTGTGCTGTCAATGCTGTCAAGTTGGTTTCCAAACATGACTTCAATGCTCTGTTGGGTCTGCAACTTCAAGGCTTCAAGTCTGCTGATATGGAATCTTGCAGATGCATTTTCAAGTTGCTTGACCCAAGTGCCATTGATTGCATTTTCCTGACCGTACTGAATATACTGGTTTACATCCCATTTCAGTTCAGCAAGTTCCTTTGCGTTCAACATCCGCTTTGCTTCTGCAAGGGTTACACCGTTGTTAGATGCAAAACGCTGATACCATGCAGCAATCTGACCTTCAAGTTGCTTCTGTGCCTGTCGATACTGTTTTTCAATATCTGCATAACACTGAACCCCCTGTTGGTGTGCTGCCTGTTCAAGCAGTTCAAAACGCTTCTGCCAGTATTCACCGTTATTCATCTACTTCACCGCCCTGACTTCCCTGTGACGGGTCACCTTTATTGTCAGGTTCATCATTCTGTGTACTAAACGGGTCATACTGTGCAAGCATTTCTTTCTGTGCTTCTTCCTTCTGCTTTTTCAGGCGTTCCATTTCAGCCTGTGGGTCATCCACCCAAGGATGATTAGCAATGATTGTTTCATCAGAAATAAGTCCCTGTGACTTGGTGCAGTTGTCAATGATTTCTGATTCATTCATCAGCATATCACGGTTGAATATTACATCAACACCATCTTCCTGACCTTCAAAGTCACCCATTCCTGAATTAGCAAGGTGACAGTTCACAAACCAAAGAATATCATCCATTGTTGCCTGTGCTTCTGATTCTGTATCATTGGCATCTGTATCAATGTCAGAATACATTGACTGAATGTTCATCTGATTCGGATTGCCTGAAAGTCTGTCATCCTTGGCATCATAACCCATTGCATTTTCAATCAGTGCTTTCTTGAAGATTTCCACAATAACCTTGTAATTGTCTGCATTGACCGTGATTTCAAGGGTTTCAACACCGCCCTTTGTATCACCGTCATACCTGACTTTGACTGCACCAAAGGTTGCAAGGTTTTTTCTGAACTCACCCAAATTAGTACCGTCATAGTTTTTCAGTACCAAAATGGTGTTCCTTGCATCCTCTTGCATATTGTTTTCAAAGTCAGACAGCATCACATTGATACCGTCCTGTAAGGACTTGACCCTTTTAATCAGCGGTGTTTCCTGTTCATTGGCTTTCAATGGAATCAGGGGAACACGCTGCCAGTTGAACATTTGCACATTTCCGGCTGCATCCGTCATTGTAACGTGCGGGAAATCAGCAGTGTCATTGTTCACAACATCAGGTATCAGTTTTGAACCGTCCAGTATGAACAGGTGAACACCTGTCAGATCATACAATTCAACCTTTTCAATGTACTTGCGTTGTGTGCCATCATAAGCAACTGACACATACAGTCTGATGAAGAAATCCAGTTCAGTATGTTCAGAATCTTTCCAAAACGGCAAAATCTCATAAGCTGGGAAAAGCCTGAAAGCAAATTCCCCCCGGTCATTGTAGTAAGGATATAGCCAAGCAATACCGCCATTGTATGCAGCCTTGCCCGCACTCTTTAATGTTCGCATGAACTTCTTGTCAAAAACCTTTTTCAGCAGTTCAACGTACTGTTCATTGTCACCGTTTAGTGTGAACGGCTTGCCGAACAGGTAATTGGCTTTCTGATTCACCATTTTTGCATACTGGTTATCAACAATACGGTTGTTTGGTAAGTTCTCAACAACTTCAAGTTTGCCGTCCTCACCTATCATTGTACGTTTGCGGTGAATCACATCATGGTCACCGTCATAATACAGAAATCCCTTAATCTGCATCATCCTACGGGGTGAACATTTCCAAGCAAGGATTTCTTTTTCAAGAAATTCCAAGTCAGTCATGTGGGATTTTGCCCCTTCCAGTATGAAATTACTTAGTTTCAAAGTGATTGCATCCACAAAGGAACTGAACACTGTTCAATCACCCCTTTCATTGCATAATAAAATCAAAACCCCTGAAAACACTATGTTTCCAAGGGTATGTGTTACTAATTTGTTTCTAATATCTCAAAAAGTAGTTATACAGGCATCATAGGCGGTCACCTGTTGCAACCGCCCCGGAGTAAGCATTTGACAACCGTTTCCTACCGTCCAAAAGAACGGTTGCTGATGCCGTGTATTCTACCCGGTAATTGCTTAGTCAAAACTGAAAGCATCCGGCAACAGTATCTTTGAAACACCGTACCGCATGGAATCCATACCATGTGAAAATTCATGGTCAGGTTTATCAGTTGGTTTCCCGTTCTTATCCAGTGACCAACAATAATTTTGTATTTCATGGTAAAATTCAGTGCATCTTGGGTGTATGATAATCTCATAGTTCTGAATCAACTGAATACCATGATTTACACTGTCTTTACCCTTGCGGGATGGTTCAGCCTTTATTCCTTCATCTTGCAGTTCTGCAATACTCTTTGGTTCAGCACAATCACACACAATGGTCTGATTACCATAACCCATAGACTTGATTTTGTCTGCAATGATTTTATTGGTTACCCCTGTTTGATACCATTCATCAAACACATAAATCTTCATTGCAGCATTATCAACCATTTCACACACAAAAGCGTTTGGGTCTGTAAAACCGAAGTCAAGATTAAATGCTGATTTTATACCCTGAATCTGTCTGATTTTGGAAATGTCAAAATCTTCAACTTTCCACTTCTCATAAATCAGACCTTCCGCAATACCCCATTCACCATCACCTTCAATGCGGTAACGCCTTGGGTTATTCTTCTGCATTTTCAGGAAGATGTTGCGGTCTGCATCATCCAACCATTCATTGCATTGCCATGTGGTTGTTTTCGTGAATATGTCATCATCAGATGTGTCAAAAAATCGTTCTTTCAGCCAACTGGTAGCACTCCAAGGGTTGAAGGTCATAGTTATCTGCTTGAAATAACCTTCCGGCACTTCACCACGAATTGACATATCAAGTTTATTGAAATCATCTTCCCTGATTTCATAGGCTTCTTCAATCCATACCCAACAAAGGCAACCCTTGTCAACAGAAATTGAAGTGATTTTCAAACCTTCATCAAGACCCCTGAACAAAATCTTTTGCCCGGTTTTAATGCGTGTAATCTGCATAGGTGACACCGTACATTCAAAATAGTTATCAAGTCCAAACTTATGAATCGCCCACTTCAAATCACTGAACACGGAATCACGCAATGTATTCCCGTACCGCCTGACACATAACCCATTGCTTTCAGGATATTCCAATAAGCGGTATATCATATTCAGTGCGGTGGTCTTGGACTTCTTTGAACCTCTTGAACCCTTGCACACCCTGTATCTTTTCTTGGTGTTCCAATAGTCAGCATAGTTTTTACCAATGGTTGCTTGTAATGAGATATTCAAACAATCACCCGCCTATTCAGTAAGGTCATTGTTGATGACAATGTGTTCTGCATCCAGTGTGACATTATCCTTGAAAAGACCGTACCGCCTACCAAGTAATTCAGCAGCTTTCAACTTGTCCTTTTCGCTTGGTGCTTTCATCATGGTCTTTGCTTCACTGAATCCATCACCACAACCTTCAACAACAATTTCCTGACCTTTGGCTTCACCTCTAAGAACGGAAGTAAGGTATTCCATGACTTCTTTTGCATCTGCAACCTTTTCAGAACTGATCTTGTCAAGTTGTTCCTGTATATAGTTTTGAACTTCAACATTCTTCAACAGTCTTTCACCTTGACTATATGCAGTTTTCTTTGAATATCCGGCACGAATGGCAGCCTGTGTTGCATTTCCGTCAATCAAATATTCATCTGCAAACCGTTTTTGTTTCACCGTCATGTTTTCCTCACCCCTCCCTTTCTCATTTTTGGCATAAAATAAAAATTGCAGATAATTCATTAAGAATTATCTGCAACCCAGTTTTCACAAGTTTATCATAAAAGCCTTACACCCGTTTGTCAATCGTCAGATTATAACCGATTACATCAAATAATGTAAGTTTTGATAAGTTTTTTCAAACGCTGCAAGTGCCTTGTTATGCAGTTCAACCGTGTAGTTATAGCACTTTTTTATTTCCTTGGATGCCTGTTTTACTGTCTTGTACTGAACATACACTTTGTACAACACCTGAACATAATTTTTATCACGCAAACCTCTGATTTCTTTGATGATCTGTTCCTTAGCATCTACAAACTGATCTATTTCTGCATTGATTTTATCATTGAAAGCAACATAATTTGTTACCTGTTTGCAAAGTGTATCACCTGACGGACTTGTCTGCACTCTATCCTTGGAATAATCTATTGCCCCGGTACTGCAAGCATTGATTTTCATTTCTTCAAGGCGTTCTAAGTCCTGATTGATATAAATATCAAATTCCTGTATCTGTTCTAAGTACCGCCGTGCAGTCAATTTTTTATTATTCATCACTTCACCTATCCTTTCTTGGTATCGGTTAGGTAACTGTTAAAAATTGGCAAAAAATACCTTGAAACCCTTGTAAACACTGGCGGTAACGGTTGGTAGCGGTAACGGTTAAACCCTTATACTCTATATTTTTACTTTTTATAAGTACATAGAATATATAAAAAATAATATATTAAGAAAATTACATTTAACCGTTACTACCGTTACAACACGCATAAATAAAGCATTTCAACAGTTACCTTGAACCGTTACCAACAGTTACTTATACAATTAAACCGTTACTTTTTCATAAACCACATCAGTCACAACCATTTTCCCAAAGTCACCACTTCCAAAAACAGGTGATGCAATGAAACTGATTCCCGCTACATGCACACCCCACAACAACTGACCTATGTACTGGTGTGCAAGTTCATAAACTTCATTACCCATGACCTGACCCGCAAATTCTTCTTCCACAAGCGGGAAAATGTCATCATTCATTGATACTGTGTCCTGTTTCTCAAATAATTCTAAAAGTTTATTTTCCATTCTGTTCACCTTAACCTTTCATCATTGCCCGGAACTCATACCAAGCATACTTGATATATAATTTACAGTTACACCAGTGCTGCACCCGTCTGATTTTCTTCCGGGTGATCTTCCGTCTGTGTTCTTCTTCCCACTGTCTGCACCATTCACACTGTGCATCATCTTCCAGTCTGCTGTGCATCTTCCTCACCCCTTTCCTGTTTTTCTTTGTACCCCATGCACTTCATAAAGCGTTCAGGGCGGTTGCAGCTTTCATAATACTGACAGGTAACACATACATTTTCCGTCATGCGTTTTTACCTCACTTTCTTATAGACCACATCTTTCAAAGTCACTATTCCACCGTAATTCATTTCAAACTTTGGTACGGCATAAAATCTTACACGCCTTGTTGATATTATTGAAAGTGCATCTTCAACACATTTGTTCATAATATCAAAGTCGTGCTGATTGATAGGTATACCTTTGTAATGTGCTGAAATTATAGGTAACACATCATTACAAAGAGAAATTTCATTCACTGAATCATCACTATCAAATAATTTGACCAATTTTGTTATGATACTTTCCGTCATTCAGAACACCTTCTTTGCATAAAATTCACTCCCTTTTACATATCTTCAAACGCCCATGCTATAATAATGATGACAATTATAAAGCCTATAATTATCAATATCTGTTTCCAAAAGTGTAAAAATACTGCATAGACAGCAAAACCAATAACCAAAATATGTGATAATATGCACATTATCCTTATAATTCTTTTTATTTTCTCCATCATCTATAAACCCTCCCCGTTTTGGTGTCCTTTACCTGAATACGTTCAGTCAGTTCAAATCCGGCTACCCTGATGATGTACTTCAATACCTTTATCAGATCATAAGCACGTTTGTCTGCTGCTTCACATTCAGCCTGTTCATGTTCTTCCCTTGCAACTCTACCAACAGCAATAGTTGCCGTTGGGTCTGCATAACCTTCTGTATTTCTTCCACCTTTCACTAATTGATACCTTCCTTTCTTATAATCCCACTGTTCAGCATTGCACTGAACATACTTTCAAATATCGGTACGGGTATGGAATTACCCGCCTGATGATATAAGGTTCTGTTCATTTTTCCCGGTTCAACTCTGCAAGTTGCTTCTGCTGCATAAAAATCATCATCCGAATACCCCATCAACCGCCAACATTCCAGTTCTGTCAAATATCTGTATTTTCCACCACCAAGATCAATGACCTGTGCGGGTGTCCTATCCTGTCTTGTGGTAATAGTATTTACATAATCTTTGATTATGGTTGCCCTTCTGATTCCTTTCTTACCAATTACTGAATAAACACTTGGCTGTGTCACCAAGTAGCAATCAGGAACATCACCGTATTCAAGAAAATTTGAAATGTTCTTCATGGGTCTTTTTTCCATCAGTTCAAAATCAAAAACATTGTCACCAAGAATTGATACTGTGAAACACCGTTCCCGTGTCTGTGGTATTCCATAATCACGGCAGTCTAACACTTTGTAATTATTGGAATAACCCAACTTTTCCATATATGACAGGTAACGGTTGAAGTTGTGAACCATGTGCTTTGATAAAACATTTTTTACGTTTTCCCATATCACAACAGTTGGTTTCCACTCACCCATCTGTTCAATAATATGTACCGTTTCCCACATCAGGGATGATCTTGTCCCTGAACCTTCATCAGCACCTTTTCCTTTGTTTATTCTTCCGTCTGCTGCCGTTGCTTTTCCCTGATGCCCCGCAATACTGAAATCCTGACACGGTGACCCGTGAATCAGAATATCAGGTTGAAGATTCCACCCCACTACTGTCTGCGGTGAATATGCTGATTCCTGTTCAAACATTGCATTGTATGACCTGACAGCCTTTTCATCAATTTCCACATAATCAATAGATTTTACTGAAACACCTATGTTTCTAAGGGCAACCCTTGGTGACCCTATGCCACCAAAAAGTTCCAATATTTGCAGTTTTTCTGACACATTCAATCACCTTCCTTTCTGCTATGAAACAAATATCTTACAATTTTTATTGTTCACTTTTTTCTGAATTACTCTGAACCCAAGCCTTTTATTGATCTGCTTACTGAACACAATATTTGACATTGGCTGCATTGCATTGTCTGCACAAAAAACCTGATACCGCTTATATACATCAGCGGTTGGTTCATTTTCTATCATGTCAACCCCGGTGTCATTGATAAATGCAAGGATAGGGTTGTTTTCTTCTTCATACTCTGTCAACTGGTTCTGAACCTTGTCTGACTTGGTGAATCCGTCATTGATGATAATTCTTTTCAGACCTTCCACACCAAGCCTGATGAAATATTCAACGCTTTCCTGTTGAATCAGTTTGTACTTGATGAATGGGTCATAATCAGGGTCATCCTTGCTGAACGTGGCATTGAATGGAATAATAACCAAACGCCTAAGTACCGCCCCTGTCTTGTCCTTCATACGGGGAATATTATTTGCACTGAATAACAATTTGATGAACGGGTTGAACTCAAACGGGTCTTGTCCTTTACGTTCTGCCTTGATGCGGTTACCTGTTACTATTTTCTTGAACACACTGACCTGTGAACCTTGAAGGAAATCATCACCAATATCATCACCAATGTTTGCCAGTTTACCGAACATCATTGAAGTATTGAACCTGTCCCCCAGTTCTTTCAGGTCAAGTGCTGAAATGTTCCGATCACCAAGGATTGCTTTGACACAATCCAAAAATGTACTTTTACCGTTTGACTTGTCACCTGTCAGGATGAACGCCTTGCCTAATTCATTTCTTCTGTAAAAGCAGTAACCAATACATTCTTCCAACAATGCCCTGATTGCTGCATCACCACACGCTAACTTGTTCAGTGTACTGTCTGCCAGTTCAGAATAAGCATCCGGCTTGTAGTCCCAAGGAATCTTGTTAGTAATAACAATGTCCGTGCTGAATGGTTTCAGTTCTCCGGTCACAAGGTCATATACACCGTTGTTGAAAGCAATCAAATTTGCATCTGACTGTTCTTTTTCATCAACGATCAGTTCCATGTAGTCAAGAACTTCCCGGCGTTGCATCTTTTTCAGGTTTGGGATATGCTGAATCATGTTTGATTCAATTTCTTTGTACCCATTGGAATACACACCGTCTTTGTATATATGCAACTGCCCGTTGATTTTGATAACGTGTGCTGTGTTCTTCATAAACACTGCAAACTTATCAAATAAAAATGTACTGCCAAGGAAAAACACGGGTTTCTGAAATGCTTCATCACGCAAGATCACTTCCAGTTCATCATCACCAAGCGGTTGTTTCAGAACAAACTTGTTCAAGATGCGGATGCACTCACGGGTTTCTTCAACCGTGAAATCATTTGCAGTCAGGGTCAGGATATAATTGAATAACGCCTGATTTCTACCGTCCCCGGCATCCATATCAATGAAGTCAGCAGTTGCTTTGACCGGAAACAACCACTTTGGTACTTCCTGATACTGCCCGCCTTCTTCAATGTCCCATTCACAAAAGCGTTCTTCACCGTCAATCTTGATAACCTCATAAGACAACTTACTGCCGACCTTTATATCAGCCGTAAGACCAACCGCTAACTGAATGTGTGTCCTGTTTCTTGAAATGCTGTGATTCTTGAACAAGAAGTGTTTGCCCCTACTGGTGCAGATCACCTTGCAGTCAAGTTGATATTCTTCAACTATGTTCATCAGGATTTCAGATTGTTCAGAATCATCAATGTCAATAAGGATGGTATCATCAGACAAGACCCCGCCAAAACCATTCAGGTTTTTAACTTCATCATAGGTTTTCCATGTGGTTCTGTTTTTAAGTTTTTCAATGCTTGCCTTGCCTTTGGTTTCAACATAACCTTTGTATAGTGGCATTTTTTATCACCATCCTTTAAGTGATTTCTTGCATCACTTTTTTATAAAATTCCTTGTTTCTGACATTGCAGTCAAAAGCCTTTTGCCTTTTCCATAACCGTGTTTTCAAGTTCCTAAGTTCTTCATTCTGTTCCTTCAAAGTTGCCCTTGGTTCTTTTAGGCGTTCCCTGTACTTTTTTACATCAGCATTGCGATCCTTCCAAACTTTTGTGTTCTTCCTATGTGAATCCCGGAGAAGCTGCGAGTTTTTAACACCTGTCTGAATCTGTGAAATATGGTGCTTTGTCTGCCTGATCTGCTGTTCTGCATACTTGACCTTTTGCGTGTACCCTTCAATGTAAATACTGTGTTCCTTCTGAACCTGTTCAAACTGTTCAGTCTGTTCCTGAATAAATTCTTTCATCTGCTGTTCACATTCAGGTGTGAAACTGCTTCTGATAACTTTCAGCAGTTTCCTGACCTTGGTAATTCTGCGTTCTGAAAGAAATTCTTCAAGATGAACTGTCATTGAACCATTTTCATATCTAATTTCTAAATCCATGAAAACCTTCCTTCCCGGTGTTACGCTACAACACCAAATTGTTTCAAGCGTTTCTT